CAACGCCTTGGAAGTAAACAGGCTATAGTCCCCCCCAAGTCCTAGGCGCATCGAGTTCACGCACTGCGCGCCTAGGCACCTTCGCACAACATAGAGAACCATGGCCACGTTGGGAGTTGCACTCAGCTGGTATTCACACGGTGACGTGGGTAGATCACCAATGCCCAATAAAGGTGTTTACGGTGAAGCAGCGTACGAACGACATAAACGCGAACGGTGACGGCCCTACATGGATTCAAACGGCGACCGGTGCAGACAAAGCACGAACGGCGGGAGGGACACCAACCACAGACTGTTCACACACTCCGAGAGCAACCGCAGCGAAGCAAGGGCGCTAGCAACAAACCATAAGTGCTATAAGGTAAACATATGTCCAGACGCCCAACACCCGAATTCACCCGCAACCGCAAACAAGTCCTCGAAGGCTCACCCATGTGCCACTGGTGCAAACGCGTGGCGGCAACAGACGCAGACCACATCATCCCATACGACGCAGGCGGATCAGACGCAATAGAAAACCTCGTGCCGGCCTGTAAACAATGCAACAGCAAACGAGGCGCAATGTACGTCAACCAGAAACGCGCCATACAACAACAAGCCCGCAACGAAGCACTCGGCCTCACCAGCGTAAACAAAACCGTAAACACCAAAACTTTTTTTGTAAACGAAACACCGAAGCCCCCGACCCTTTCTTCCGTTATCTCGGAAGGAAACGAAACGGATCAGCGGGAACGGTCTAAGACTGTCATTACTTCGGGCGGGTTGGGTGAAAGTCATCCAAGGCTTGAGACGCCGATTGCTGGGGGTCACAGTTTTGGTGGTCAGATTGCTGATTGGTCTGAGCGTCATTTGGGTCGAATTCTTTTCCCGTGGCAGGTTCATGCTTTGACGGGTGCTTTTATGCACGATGACAAGTTGCGGTTTACACATTCCAAAGCTTTGGTTAGTGCTGCACGTCAAAACGGTAAGACAACGATGAACGCGGCGATTGTTGGCTGGGCGTTGTCCGAGTTGCCCCGCATCTGGGGTCGGCCTGTCCGCATCATGTCATCGGCTCATGAGTTGGCGTTAGCGACTGAAGTGTTTGAGGAGCTGCGCGAAACGTTTGAGTTCTGGGAAGAATCTGATCTGTGCAAGGTGACGTGGGCTTATGGCCGCCACCAAGTCAAAATGGCAGACGGAAGTGTTTACGCGGTTAAGTCGGCGACCGGTAAGAAACACGGTGGGACGTGGGATCTGTTGCTACTCGATGAGGTGTGGGCAATGTCGGAGTCCACCATTTTTGGTGCTTTGTTGCCGTCACAGATTGCGGTGCCTAGCCCGTTGTGCTGGATGACTTCCACCGCTGGCGACGAATCGAGTCGGGCGATGTCTAAGTTGCGGGAGCAGGGGCTCGGTCTGATTGACGCGGGCGAGCAAGGTGATTTGTACATGGCCGAGTGGAGTTTGCCGTCTGGGGTAGACCCGCTAGATCAAACGTATTGGGGCTACCCCAACCCCAGCCTCGGACGCACAATCACCATCAAAGGTTTACAGGCCGCAGCAGCAGCGCCCGACCGCAACCAATTCCTCCGAGCCCACTGCAACCTCTGGGTGGCGGCAGCGTCATCGTGGCTACCTGTCGGTTTATGGAACCAGCGTGTTGCCGACGACTTAACCCATGACGGCGGGCCATCAGTTTTGGCTGTGGATTCCGCTGTGGACGACTCCAAATACGTCGCGGTGTGGGGACGCAAAAACACCAGCGGTGAAATCGTTGCCGGCATCAAGTTTACGACCGACTCGATACATGATCTGTGGGAACAGATAGCAGCTGCACTTGACACCGACCCGAAATTAACGTTGGCAATTACTCCGTCGCTGGCTGTGCATACGCCCGAAAAATACATTCGTCGTAAACAGGAGTGGGGCTATGGCGAACTGCTCAAGTGGACGGGCATCTGTCGCAGTCTCATTGGCGAAGGCAAAATCAAGCATGACGGTGGCGAGATGCTGGCCGAACACATTGCCCGCGCCGTACTTGTCCGCGCCCAAAACACAATCGTTGTTTCTAGCCAGCGGTCACCCGGCCCCATTGAGGCTTGCCGTTGTTTGATTGCCGCCACGGTCATGGTGTCTCGTCCCACGTCGAGTGGTCGGGTGGCGTTCGGAGTTTCTGCGTGAGGTACTTGCAAATGCAATTAGTTTGTGACAGACTCCAAGCACATGGGTATTTTCTCACGCAAAGTTGAAACGGCGCATTTCGCTAGCGCCCCCGTTAAGGCTGCCGCTGGTGCAGCCAATGTTGGCAACTTCATTGTTTACCAAACAGGCACCGACGAAATTAAAGCGTTATCGGTTCCGACCGTGTCCCGTTCCCGCGACTTAATTGCTGGCCTTATCGGCTCGCTCGAATTGAAGCACTACTCAAAACAGTGGATGGGCGAAAACTACGAAGAGGTTTACCTTCCGCTCGAGCCTTGGATGGAACGCCCAGATCCAAAAGTTTCCCGGTCGTTCTTCTTTGTAAACATTTTCTCCGACTTGTTCTTCTACGGTGTGGCATACGCCTACATCACCCGCCGCTACGCACCGCAGGGTGCAGGCCAGCAAGGATTCCCCGCAGCGTTTACATGGCTTCCCGCGTCCAACATGAGCAGCATTAAACAAACCGGCTACCCACAGTTCTACGGGCCATCAGATGAACTCGAGTTCAACGGGCAACCTTTGTCGGTTGAAAACGTCGTACAATTTATCAGTCCCATCGAGGGCATCCTAAAAATTGGCGCTCGCGCCATTAACACCAGCATCTACCTAGATCAAGCCGCAGACCGTTACGCCCAGCTGGAAACCACACCCGGTTATTTGCAGCAAGTAGACGGCGAAGATTTGTCGGGTGAGGACTTAGGCTCGTTGGCGTCGGCGTGGGCGCAGGCTCGTAAAGCGAACGCTATTGGTGCTTTATCTCGCCAAGTCGAGTTTCGCGAATACAAGACCAACCCGCAAGAGGTCATTGGCGACCAGCGCAAGTATCAGGCGCTAGAAATGGCTCGCCTGTGCAACATCCCCGCCTATCTCGTGTCGGCTCCGACCGAGGGCGCATCAATGACGTACCAAAACGCTGAGCAGGCCCGCCAAGACCTCTACTTGTTTGGCGCTCGCATCTATCTCGACTGCATTGAGCAGACTTTGTCAGCCGACAACATTCTGCCCCGCGGTCGCTACGTCGAGTTCAACATGGAAGATTACGCTGGGGAAGTCGCGGAGGACTCCCGCCGTTCAAACGAAATGGAAGAAGCATGATCCAATTTAAGGCCGTGCCTGTCACCCTTGACGCCGCTGCAGGTGAGGACTCACCCCGCACCATCACGGGCGTTGCTGTTCCTTGGGACACGCCTGCAACGGTGTCAAGTGGCGAATCTGTCATGTTTCGCCGTGGCGCATTTGACGTAAACGCTAAGGCACCGAAACTGATTGAGGGTCACGACATGACGCAGCTGCGTGGTGTTGTCACCGAGTTAGTTGAGGCGGAAGAAGGCTTGCTGTTTACAGCCAAGTTTGCTAAGACCCGCGCATCCGACGAAGCCATCGAGTTAGTCAAGGCTGGCGCGTATGACTCGGTCAGCGTCGGCGCAATCCCGATTAAGTTCAAATACGACAAGAACGGCACAATGGTTGTTTCCAAAGCCAACCTTGTCGAAATCAGTCTTGTGGCCCAGCCCGCTTTCGCGGATGCTGTGATCACAGAAATCGCCGCCTCACAACCTGAAGAGGATGAGGCAGACGAAACCCAACCCAATGACATTCCTGAGGAGGAAACCATGTCACAAGAAACCCCAGCGGTTGAGGCTTCGGCTGAAATCGTTCCAACAGCACCAATCGTGTTTGCACAAGCAAAAAAGCACGTTGAATTGCCAACAGCAGTTGAATACATCGCCGCAGCAGTAGCAGGTGGCGATGCATGGCACCAAATGAGCCAAGCACTCCGCGCAGCTGCACCAGACATCGTCACAACCGACACACCCGGCATCCTGCCAACCCCAATCGTGTCGCCTGTTTACAACAACTTCATCGGCCGTCGCCCTGTCGTTGATGCAATTGGCGTAAAGGCAATGCCAGCAGGTGGCAAGGTGTTCATCCGTCCAGAAGTGACCACACACACCAGCATCGGCGCATCCATTGGTGAGCAGTCACCAACCGCAGGCACCATGGTCGTGTTCAACAACCAAGTCACCAAGCAAATCTTCGGTGGATATGTAAACATTTCCGAAGCAGACATTGACTGGACGGATCCAGCAATCTTGTCAGTAGTGCTCGACGACATGGGACGTATCTACGCGAACGCCACCGACAACTACGCAGCAGACCAATTGGTCGCAGGCGTAAGCGTCACTCAAGCATTTGCAACAGCAGACGTCGCAAAGCCTGAAGTATGGGCTGCCGAAATTGCAGAAGCATCAGCAACGATTTTGAGCTCCTCAAACGGCAACTTGCCAACTCACTTGTTTGTGTCTCCTGACCGCTGGCGCAACCTTGTCGGTCTTTCCGACAGCTCTAACCGTCCGATTTTCCCACAGGTGGGCCCAATGAACGCACAAGGCGACCTTTCACCAAGCGCATACGGCGGAAACGCTTTCGGCTTGCAGGTTGTCGTTGACCGTAACTTTGCTAGCGGTGTCGCCATCGTTGGTGACGCATCTGGCTTTGAACTGTTTGAGCAGCAGAAGGGTGCAATCAGCCTTGACTCACCATCAACGCTGTCACGCACAATCGCTTTCCGCGGTTATTTCGCAGCACTGATGATTGACGCAAGCAAGTTCGTTCAGTTCGCTTTCGCGTAAACATTCACTAGGTAGAGGAAAGGGTCTGCAATGGCTGTCGCAACAATCACGTTCGTACAACGGACGGATAACTACGCCGCCATTCAGACCCTGACCGACCTTGAGGTTCAAACGGGCGACACCGTCACCATTTCAGGCGTCGCCACCACAGGATTCAACGCCACCGCAGTAGTCATCTCCACAGAGCCGTACTACTTCGAAGGCACCACGCAAGAGGGCGAATTGTTGTTTGACTACGACATTCCCCGCCCAAACCAAATCGTTTACGCCAACACCGGCACAGACGTGGCCTACGGCGCGGCATCTGGCACTTTGACCTACACACAATCTGTGTCGTGGATCATCGCTTCAGATGTGTTGTCGTGGCTCGGTATTGACGTGGCAACTGCCAACGACACCGCATTCGTGACAGTTTGTGTAAACGCCAGCAACGCTTGGTGCTACCGCAAACGCCGTGAGGCTGGCTACATTGACTCGATGACTACGGTGCCTAGCGCCGACGTCAAACTAGGGACAATCATGTATGCCGCCACGCTTTATCGTGAGCGTGGTTCGGTGGATTCGTTTGCGTCGTTTGACGCTATGGGTTCGTTCCCTGTGCCGTCTACGTTGGGTCGTATTATGCAGCTGCTTGGTTGTGGTAGGGCGCAGGTTGCGTAATGCCAGCGTCAGGCATTCTTGTTGATTCTGTAAACGCGGTAGCGACCGCGCTGACGGGTCTTGGCTTGAAGCCTGTTACTGATCCGCGTAACGCCCGCCCTATGTCGGTGTTTATCGAGTTGCCTACGGTGTCGGCGTTTACATACAACGTGGGCGACATCACCCTTCGCCTTCGCATTTTGGCACCACCGCCCGGTAACCAAGATGCGGGGGATTACCTCATGACTATCGCTGATCAAATAATGAACTCGGCGATTGCCGTTACTGATTTGGCACCCGGTGTGGTGTCGGTCGGTGGGCAAGACCTCCCAACTTACGACCTCACAGCCCGTGTGGCCGTTCGACGCAACTAAACAAAGGATACGAAATGCCAACTACATTTCTCAGCAACGCCACCATCAACATCACCCAAGGCGCAACCACATACGACTTGAGTGCTGAGGCAAACCAGATCACATTGACCATCGGAAACGACGCGCTCGAATCCACCAGCTTTGGCGACACAGGCCGCACATTTGTGGCAGGCCTTCAGTCAGTTGAAGTTTCAATGACGTTGTTCCTCGCCTACGGCGGTACGGGCGCAACCAGCGAAACCGAAGCTGCACTGTGGGCCATGGTCGGCAAGAGCAGCACTCTTGTCATTTCGCCTAGCGGAACGACCGAATCAGCCAGCAACCCTGAGTACACCATCACAGGCGCATACCTTGAAACGTTTACGCCAATCAACTCAACGGTTGGCGAACTCGCCACAGTCGAAGTGACATTCACGGGTGGAACATTCGCCCGCGACGTCACCACACCGTAAACAAAAACAACGTAGGGAGAAACTATGAAAATCACATTACGAGTCCAACAAAACGACGGCCAAGAATACGAGGTAACGACCAACCTGTTTACGGTCGTTGCGATGGAACGCAAGTTCAAAATAAAAGCCTCAGATCTTGCCCAAGGTATCGCCCTTGAGCATCTGGCCTTTTTGGCTTACGAGTCGTGTAAACAGTCAAGTATTACGGTGCCCTTGTCATTTGACGAATACCTCAAGAAACTTGACAGCATTGACGTTGTAAGCGAGGAAACCGCAAACCCTTCCGAAGAGGCAGCTACTCAAGACAACTAGCCGAAGTGCTGGTCGTCACCGGGTATTGGCCTCATCACATACCATTTGACAGTCAAGATCTGGCAACAGTCATTGACGTGTTAAACGAACAAGCGAAAGAATCGAAACGTGGCCGCAAGCATTAGAACC